TGACGCAATGTTGGACCCGAGAGGGTGATAAGTACTAGCCCTGTGCCGGCCAAGGTCCACGAGTTTTCGGTGATGTAGTCCAGTATGCGTTTCATTATCGGCGTATCCTAGTCGCTCCTGCTGCGGTGAGGGCTGCGCCGATGGCGATGAGGGCGCGACGTTCTCCGACGGGGATGTTGGAGCCTGTCGGAATATAGTCATCCAGTCCTTCTTTGAAGATGTCTACCTGCTCCTCAAATGCCTCTCGGACTTCTGTTGGGGCTTCCTGAACGGCGGCAACCAGGGCCTCTTGCTGCTCGTCGGTCAGGTCTGAAACTTCAATCTGAGCGAAGACTTCTGCGGCCTCTTCTGTCGAGATGTCAGAAACTACGGAAATGATTTGTTCTGGGGTGGCATTTGCTATAGCCTCAACGCGTGGCAAAGTGGTTTCTGGTGGCATGGTTGTTGATGGGGCTGGCAGTGTTGTTGCCGGTATCACTGTTGTTGTGGTTACTACGGACGTTGGGGGAAGAGTTGTCTGAGGAACCGTTGTCTGGGGAGGAACCGTCGTGGATGGAACAGTCGTCGGGGCGTAAGTCGGGAGTGATTCTGGCACAGTCGTTGTTGGCTCGGGAACAGTTGTCGTGGGGGGAAGCGTTGGAGGCGGAGGAGCCTCGGTCGTAGTTGTCGTCTCGGGCGGTGGAGCCTGAGTTGTTGTCGTAGTTGTCGTCATAGTTGTAGTCGTCGTAGTTGTTTCTTCTACGGTGGTAGTTGTTTCCGGCACGGTTGTTTCCGGCATTGTAGTTGTGGTAGTTGGCGGGGTGGAGGTTTGGGTGAACGCTTCATCGGGGACGATGGCCCAGCCTTCGTTGTCAATGTTCCAGGCGAGCATGTAGCAGGTTCCGCCGCCCCATTCGAAGAACCATCCGTCTAACGGATATGTGCCGGCGCCAAGCTCCAACGTGATCTGCTGGCTCCATGAGCAGCCTTTCAGGTTCCATGTGCCGAATTCGGTGTTTGCGATTTGTATGGTGCCGCCGTCGTCGGCTGCGACCATGAACTGAATCGTGTCGTGCTCCGGCAGTGTGATAAAGCCCGAGTAGTGAATCATGAAGAAGTCGTAGCCGCAGTCTTGGAACGGCTCGCCGTCATAGTTGCGGTTGATGTTGTTCTCTACTTCGCTGCCGCAGGTTTCGTAGATGTCGTCTACGCGCAGCGGGAAAGCTGTCGGTTCGTAGGTGTAGCCGACAGCGTTGAGTCCTGGTTGTGTTTCGGCTTTGGCTGGGGCAGCGAGCGCGAGGATTGCTGCTGGCAGAAAGATCAACCACCGAAGGCCGTTACTCCGTTTCATCCTCAACCGTAAAATTGAAGTTCAGCACCAGACGCGCCTTGCTTGTTTGTGGGAGTAGCCCCGTGTGATAACGGTGCCCATCAAACACTATGCCACTGTTGGGCACGGGCGTGATGCGGCACATCTCTGTCAAATCATCTGGGTTCGGCGTGACGTCCCCGCTAAACATTTCGTTGTAAAAGATGGTGTCCCCATCGTCACCAACTACATAGACGATTGCCGTCTTGTATCCCTCCATGTTCGGTATGTCAACGTGTGGAAAGCCCCGATGTTGTGAGCCGTTTTGCAGCGAAAGAAACGATCGGACACGCAGTAGGTCTTTCATCTTCAAACCATTGCGCTCCAACAAAGCCCACAAGCAAGGCATAACCAGATTGAATCCGTCGCTGTGTTGCGCCAGGTTGTCGTAGAACCGATGAAAAAATCCTGTTGCGTTCGGATTGTTGTCGTGCTCGGTGGTGAGACGACCGGTGTGTATGTTGCCGCCGTAGTAATGGGGGAAGTTGGGCGACATCATCGTTGCCGCAATGTATTCGGCTTGCTGTTGTGGAAGAAGATTACGCGTCAGCGTCAACGATTTTGAATTCGTCGGTTTGTGCGTCATACAAGCAGCCCGTTCCAGCATACATACCCCTGAACGAACCCGAATAACTTGTTTGCAACCACTGTCCCTGCATCCCGATGGATGCGATAAACGCCTGACCGATCGGTTCGCTTTCCGGGAAGTTGCCTCCGCCACAGTCTTCGTTTGCCACCACGATTACCTGTTGCACGATGTTGAATTCGTTGATGTTTGCGAAGTGTGCCATGTTATGCCACCGTCAAAGTGCTTGTCGAGTTGAATGTGTGGACCGTGTACGAACCAGCCGTGGTCTTTGTGCCGCCAGTGATTGAATTCAGTCCTGCGCCGCTTGCATCGGAGGTCAGGTATCTGATGATGACTACGCCGCTTCCGCCGTTGCCGCCGTTGCCATTATGCGTGCGCCCGCCACCACCACCGCCCGTATTGGCTGTGCCTGCATTTGCTGTCGTGTTGCCGACACCTGCAGCACCTCCACCCTGACCGCCAGTGCCGTTGTTGAGTCCGTCCTGCGAGCCGCCACCGCCGCCACCGCCGTAATACTGATTGCTTCCAGTTTGGTAAGCATTCTGGATTCCGTCACCGCCGTTAGCGCCATCGGTGCCGCCTGAGCCTGCTGCTTGACCAGCACCACCACCGCCGCCGTGCTTATCGCCTGCGCCGACGTTGCCTGCTGAACCTGCGTAGCCTTCAACTGGGGAGTATCCGCCAGCATTGCCCGCTCCGCCAGCGCTTACGGTTCCGCCGTTGAAGTTGCCACCGCCGCCAGAACCACCCGCATAACCAGCAATTGCGTATCCACCTGAGTTAGTGGAAGTAAATGAACCACCACCACCGCCGCCTGTTGCAGTTAGATTCTTGAAGAACGATGGATTACCGTTACCACTATCTCGTGGCAAAGAAGTTTCATTTTGTGCCTGCGAAGTAAGCGCACGCTGACCTGTGCCACCACCACCAACGACAACCAGGTATGTACCCTTGCTAAGAGTTTCGCCAGTGATCGTTCGTACTCCGCCTGCACCGCCGCCACCAGCAGCACCACCGCCGCCACCAGCAGCCAGTAGGTAATCTATTGAAATCGTTGAAGCAACGTTGACCGTGCTAGTTGTCTGCGATGAGACATAGCCCATGTATGAACGCGTCATTCCGCTACCTCACTAAAAACGGGTGGGACAAACTTGTCAAGTTCCGCGTCGTATGTCCAGCCGATAGCAACCGTCAAAGGTTCGCCACCCAAGTCATACCAATCGCCTTGAAGGTTGGCTGTTGCCCACGCATAGTCAGCAACGATGATTTCTGTGACCGAACCGTTCACAACGAGCGCACAATAGTTCTTAGCGGAATCGGACATACACCACTCCATCCGCACCTGCGCCACCTTGCGTTGTTGCGCCGCCGCCGCCGCCACAACCGTAATTGGTTGATGTTGCGTTAGAGCCTTGTGCGGCTGATGAGCCGCCGTTGCCACCTGTGCTGTTGCCTGCTGTGCCACCCGTTGCGCCAACAGAACCGCCGCCACCACCTGCGCCGTGATACAAGGCTGAGCCACCGATAAAGGTTGAAACATCGGTTCCTGTGCCGCCGTTGCCTGCTGTGTTGCCGCTGTTATTTTGGCCAACTTGCGTTGAACCGCCACCGCCGCCGCCAGCGGCATTAGTAGTAAAACCTCCCGTACCACCGTCATTAGCGCCTATGGCGATTAGTGCCAAGCCTGCTGCTTCGCCATTGGCTGAAGCACCAAAACTGCCACCGCCACAACCTGCGTTGTCTAATCGTGGGTCACCACCACCACGACCGCCGCCAGCACCGCCGCCACCGCCGCCAGCACACAGTTGATTTACGCGACTAAAAGAACCACGGTTGCCGTCAGCATTGGTTGTCGTTTGTACAGCGCCTTTAGCGCCAATTGTGACAGTTGCATTTGCATCAAGATAAATCGTCTGCTGAATCACAGCCCCACCGCCACCACCACCGCTACCAACATTCGTAGTGCTACGCCTGCCACCAGACGCACCACCACCGACGACCATTACATCAAAGTATCCAGCAGTAGTGACCGTCAAAGTACCAGAAGAAGTAAAAGTCAGCAGCGTGTAGTTCACACCACCAACCGTGATGCTGCTGCTAGTTCCACCTGTTGCCACACCATAAGTCATTACGGGCGTGTTCTGCTGTGTCAGCGACGACACATACCCAAGTTGACGGCGAGCCGTGCCCATCCGCTACCCCTAAGCGATACGGTTCACAAAACCGTACAGCACAATAACATCAGCAGTACCAGCAAACGCACGCACAACACGAGCAGTCGAATTACCCTGCAACAACAAACCAGGAACAACCGTCACAAGACCAGCCTCCGGCAACACCGTCAACTCAATCTCGTTGTCAACAGCAGTCGTACCACCCCACTGAACAGTCAACTTCACCGAAGAAGCAGAAGTGTTCACCGCATACAACCAGATTTCGTCAATCGTCGCGGCAGTAGACGACGCAGTATGAATCGCAGTACCAGTGCCGCTCGTCGCAGCCACCTTGATACCCAATCCAGTACCAGTAGTACCTGCAGGCTGCAAAGCCAATTTGCTATACGTTGCCATAATGACTCCTAACTATACACCTGAACTGCTAAAACAATCTGGTCATCCTCACCAGAAGAAAGTGCCGTCGCCCACTTCAACCCAGTCACCTCAGCCGAATCAGCCGTCAACACAGTATTATTCGCACCAACAGCCAACCACGCAGGATCAGAACCGTTCGACGCCAACACACCACCCTTAGCACCAAGAGCCAAACGCGTCGGGTCCACCGACGAGTTCATCGTCAACAAATCACCACGAGCCGTCATCGCAGACGTGAACTGATTCGCCTCATCCGCATCATCCGCCGTGAACACCGGATAGATCGTCGCACCAGAAGAATGAGTCTGAGCAGTCGTATCATCCTGCGCGCGAGTCAACGTCAACACAGAACCAGAAATCGTGGCTCGACACTTCTCCTCAGAAGCAGTCCCAGGACTAATAACAACAAAGAACGGAACACCAGCCGTTGAAGGCCAACCAGTCGTCGCCGCCAACGTAGCCGACGTATCACCAGACGCCAAAGCGTTCGTAATCGTCGTCTGCGCCGCCGCGCCCTTGTAC